AACCTTCATCAGGAGCTATTGGTTTGGCACTTCCTACCGGAGGTGTTTTTCCTTCAGCATATCCACTGGTAGCAGCAAAATTAGATCCTGTATTGCCAATCTTCGTTGACATCGGAGTCTGAGCATTGTTACCCAGAATACCCATGATGATAGGAACCTGTTGATCAGATCCATCCAGGAAAAATCCAAAGACAAAATTACCCTGTCTAATTGCAGGAGTTGTGCTTGCATTTGCCTGTCCACCACCAGCAGTAACTGGATACATAAGATTTGCCCAAGGCAGCTGATCTGATGGAATAGATTCTTCTTCTTTATCATGGAGACCCATGATACGAACTTTATATCTCCTTCCCCATCCGGGAATACTATTCGGATCTTCAAATTTTCCAGACAGTGAATTATTTCTCCACTCGGAATCGTCGGTAACCTGACCGATCCACCAGTTAAAGGTTCCTCCTAGAAAACCGGGATCAAATAGTGCTCCTGTTTCTGCCATTAATCTTCGTAAATCCTACATTCATCTGCTTCTGGATTCTCGTCACAATACATTTCAAACGCAGATGGATCATGATGATCTCCTCCTGCAATATCTTTAGCATGCTCTTTTGCATAACGCTCCAGATGCTCTAACTCGTCTGCAGTGTGACGGCGCATTTGTGGAGAAATAGTTGGATCTTCAAGAATTTTCATATCGTTTTCGATATGAGTCTCGATATTTTTTTCCATAATTGTAATTAAAAAGTAGTTGTAGTATCGTATGATGCACTTGATACCGTTCTTTGGTATGAGGGTTGCGTACCAGGAACTTTTGTTTCGGTGGCTGGTTTGCCAGTTTGCGGTGCTTTCCCTGTTCTTCCAAAAGAATCTCTTACTAGATTCAGTTTAGTATATGTCCCTTGAGAGTTAACTAAATGACATAATGATGATATAATATATAGTCCACCAACTTGACGGTCAACATCATCATTCTTTGTATCCTTTTGAGATGAGGGTGCATCAAAATAGACCGCATCTCCTGCATGTAGTGAAAAATCTCCTGCTATAGTGACCTCAACCTTAGAAGCGTACAGTTGATTATAGCGCATAATTGCCTGATTTTTAATTTCACCTACCTTAAAGTTTTCATCCCCTGACTTTTCGATTTGCTGCTTGGTACTACCTGCAGGTAAGGTTCCAGTATCCAGAATACAATATGTTGTTCTTGAGAATTTTAATTTACCCGAACTAATCTCATCACTCATTTTAGGCAACTCTTTTCCTGCCTTTGTCAAAGATTCTTCTGTTCCATCATCACCAACCGCCTTTGGATTCAAGACTTCATACTTCATGTTGGGTCCAGGATCAAACAAAATAATTCGTGTTGATTGAAATCCCATCTCTAATTTTTTCTGGACATCTATTCTGTTATCTTTGGAGTATGATAATGCTTTTACATCATACCCTTCTGGAATATTTTGACCTCTATTATCAGGAGTCTCATTATATATGATAGACTTTTTCTTTTCCTGACCCAATAAAGAATCGATTGATTTGAAATGATATCCCTCAGAGGTTTCGTAAAAGAAAAATCCTGCTGTTGCTCCTGGTTTCTTATCGACAGGCGCACATCGTGTAGATAACCAATTCATAGCATAAAATGGTTTCTTTTGTGCAGGTATTGATCCACACACAGTTGACTCTTCAATGTCAGTTATATTTTTTTCAGTTTTTAAAAAATTTGTCAATATTTCTTTAATAACTTCAGATGGTTTGCCGTCAAATCTTTTATTAATTCTAGATTCCTCATTGAGTTCATACTCCTCAGATACCAACTTCAATGCGACAGCAGACTTTGTAGTTTCATCTGATATTGGATTAACATTGTTTATTCGGAAAGTATACTCAATTTTATTTTCATTATTATCTGTCATTTTAAACTTTACTCTCTCTGATCCTACAATTGGAAGACCTTCAAGAGCACTCTTTACCTCACCAGTTTTATCATCAGTAATAGTATTACCAGAATCACTAAACATAACAGTTGCCATCACAGAATCTTGTAGGATACTTTCATAATATCTAAACTCAATCAAACCATTCAAAATAGATACAGTTTTCCCTTGAGTTTTGGTTGAAAAAATATCTATAGTTTCTACTGATGTTGGAGTTGCTTGAGCAGTAGTGACTTTCTGCGATTCTGCCATGTGTATTACCTCGTATTTCTATTTAACCACCTTTGTAAAGCACATCTTGGAAAGATCCTCCACCAGAAGCAACTAAACTTGGCTGATTAAATGACTGCTTACTTTTACCCATTGGCATTGGAACTGGAACAGGTTGTGAAATAACAATAGGAATGACCTCTGCAGTTTCATAATCAGCATAAGATCTTAGAACATTTATAGCATCTTTTCCTTCTGCTTTATTGAGTGCTTTCAGTAATCCAGGGAAAGTTCCTTGTAGTGCTCTAGTTGAGTCTGTATCAATGACAAATTCTTTACCTTCTTCACCCATTTCATAGAGACCTCTTCCTTTTGTGGGCCCACCCATTCTCATAAATCCTTTAATCCTATTACGCATCTCATCACCACCACTACCATACACATCACTATGACTATTAAGTTTGTCTAAGTCCCAACGTTCGCTCGCCGCTACTCTACCAACTGATGTTGCATCTTTTTTAGAATCAGTATCAGTACGTCCTCTTCCAAAGGGACCATAGTTAGTGTGTGCATTAACTCCATCAATATTTGATCCTGCCTCACCGTGAGTCATAATTTTCTTAGTGGTAATATCATTTTTAGTCCAACCCCATTTTGTTGCAATCCTTGCTCCTTCTTTTGCCATTGCAACTCTTTGTTCCTCTGTTGGCCACTGCCCCGTATCTGGGTTAGCAGCAAGAGATAGACCAATAGAACCACCACTATTTCTATTATAAGTGTGTCCACCAGTGCTTGATCCATACTTAGTTTTACGGTGCATCGTGCCATCACCAGTGAAGACTGTATGATAAGGTCCACCAATACTATTGTAATTTCCGGCAGTCCAGTGCAGATAGATGGCACTTCCTTTATCAGTAATATCCATCCCTGCCTTTCCTTGAGAGGACATTTGTTGTGGACTTGCAGGAGTAGATTGAGATTGAGATTGTTGATTATTTGTTTCTTGTTGGGTACTCACTGAAGTGGTTGCAGAACCTGATCCACCAAACGCAGTTCCACCTGCTCCAAATATTGCTGGAAAGAATGATTTTGCAGCATGAGGTATTAACTCAGTAATCATTGCAAATGGATTGAAGAGTATGCTGAGGTTTGGTAACTTTTTAACTCTTCCATCCTTATCATCATCAAAGAATGGAAAGACCGTTGCAACTGCTTTTTGAATAGCATCAAACGGTAGAAAGTTTGGAACATCAACTGTTGGGAAGTCCTTAAAGAATCTACCAAATCCTTCTTTGAAGAAATTAACAACAAGACCACCCACATCCATGGCAGTCTTGATTGCTTTAGATAATTTCTCTCCTGCTTCTTTAATCCCACCACCAAGGATTAGTGAGTAGAGTAAATCACCAAAAAATGTTCCTAGTGTTTCACCTAACAACGTACCAAGGATAGGGATAGGAATAAAACTTCCAAGCAATCCACCAACAGCGGCACCCAAACCTTTAAATACTGCCTGACCTATTGGTTCACCAGCAAGTAAAGAAGCAACAGCAACAACGATAGGGCCTAAGATAGGGATTTTACCAAAGATACCCTTTACTGTCTTCATTCCTGCTTTACCAAGTATCTTTGTTGCAAGTCTTCCAGGTGCTTTCTTTAACCCACCCTTCATGACACTTCCTTTAGCAGTGCCAACATTACCTCTCAGTGTTCCTTTCTGAGGTTTGGAAACTATCTGCCCCTTTCTCAGTGCTCTATTAACTTCTGCCTTTGCTTGAGGAACACTCTTACCATTCGCTCTTGCATTATCATAAATTGATCTTGCTTCAGGTCCGTGCAATCTCTGCATTGTCCTTGATGCACCTCGTGGACCTGTCGGACTCATACCAGTTCTTGGTTTCACCCCAGGTTTTCCACCAGGTTTTGTTCCAGGTTTCCTTCCAGGTTTTTTTCCACCATTTATTCTTGCCGTGGTCATGCCAACAATAAGTATGGCATTGAACAGGTTTCCTAAGGCA